ATAGCCCTAAAATGAGCCTATTTCGTTCACCTCTACTGAGGTTATCAAAGTCTAAGTCACGCCCGTACTCTGTAATTTCGACGCCTAAATCGCTCGCAAATTTAACATCATGAGGTAATCCTAACTTGTCTAAATAGTGTGCTAACCTGTGATTTAGGTATGCTATGTTCTGATCTATAATCTTTTTACGGATAAAACTGTCTTTACTTGTGAGTAGTTTATACAAAAACTCTTGATGTTCTTGCAAGTATGTTAATTCGTTTATAGTTTCAAAATCTATAGTTTGAATACCTGTGTCTCTTAAACCTTCTATTTGCTCCAGATAAGGATTTATTTCGTTGGCTTTTTCTTCTAGTTGATTTTTAAGTGTTTCTAAATTGTGTCGGTGTTCTAGAGCATCTTCTAGTTTAGAATAAAATGTTTCTACTGTTTCCCCTATTACTCCCAATGCATCTTGCTCGTCTTGTATTTCTTTATCTCTTTTTTTCAAACCGGCATTATAATCTTCTTCTTCCACAATTTTTTCACGCAACTCTTGTGTGTATGCTTCGTGTGTATCTAAGTGTGCTGTACTTTGCTCACATGCAGGACAAACACCCTCTATTGCTTTTTGTAAGTTGTCTTTTAATGTAGATAGTTTTTCGATACTTCTTACAAGACTTCTATCGTAAACTTCACGCTCATTATTTAAAATTGTAAACTTTGTAGATTGTTCTGTAACAAATGTATTGTGTTTGTGTTTATTAATTTCTGAATCAATATTAATTTCTTCTAGAGTATCTATTAAACTATTAAACTCACCGAGTTTGTTTGTTTTTTGTACTTCCCATGCTTTACTACGACTTTCAATTTCTTTAATATTTTTATCTATTCGTTTGTTACTTTCTTCGACAGCATTAATACGAATTTCTTCTTCTTTAAGATTTTCTCGAGTAGACTTCATTCTTTCTTTTAATACTTCTGCTTTTTGCGAAAGTTCAGTAATACCTAACAACTGCTCAATCATATCTCGCTGATCATTGTTCTTCATACTGAGGAAAGGTTCTGTATAGGTATTGAGAGCAATGAGATGCTTAAACATGTTGTGAGGAAATCCTATAATTTTCTCAATTTCTTTTTGCGTCTCACGACTATCACCTTGTTGTTCTTCGGTAAACGCATCCTCACCATTGACTAGCAATCTTAACACATTTGGTCTGCGACCTCGTTCGATGCGATAATCTCGGCCTTCAATTTCAAAATCAACTGTAGTAATCATACCCTTACCATTTGTTTTGTTGATAAGGTTATCACGCCTGATGTTTGTTAGTGCTTCGCCATATAGTGCATAACTGAGTGCGTTAATGATAGTAGTTTTACCAGTACCATTTCTGCTACCGTCACCACCCATATCTAAGTTATGACCAAGAACCAGTGTAAGTTGGCAATTATCAAAATTAACTGCTTGAGTATTATTACCAACACTCATAAAATTCTTTGCACTTACATTTTTAATTTTTAACATTACTGAATCTCAATTTCATTATAGATGTCTATAAGTTTTTGTTTGTTTACAGTATTACTTTCGATAGTTTCTAATTGCTGTATAACAATTTGATCGACACTTTCAAATATAATGTCTCCGCCTTCATATTCTTCTTCCTCTTTAATAGGAATTAATTGAAGTTCTCTAACATTATATTGTTCTGCAAACTTTTCTCTAACAAAATTGGCCTCTTCATAACTGATGCTGATGTCTAGTTTTACTCTAGCATAAGTGTATTGATCTAATAATTCTGCATGGTCATCTAATAATTGTTTAAGTGTAAACACACGATATTTTGGTGCGTCATCCCAATTTACATATTGAGGTTCTTCGCCCCATGTTAGGAACATAGCACCTCGCTCGTTATCGTCTACATCTGCGTAATTGTGTGGAAAAGCATTGCCAATATAGTGAATGTTGTTTTTGTATTGTCTTTTGTGAAAGTGCCCACTGAACACATACTCTGGTCCGCTTAACATGTCTGCTTTTATGCCATCATGGTCAGGCATTTCTACCATAGCATTCATTTTGAAGTATGGTAACTCAAAATGCCCGAACATATATTTGCATTTCATTTGGGCAACTTTTTTATATTCTTTCCCAACCAGCCATGGAATGATCGCTACATCATCTTGTAAAAAATGTTCATCGATCATTACAAAGTTAGATAAGTCTCGAGCATATTCGATGCTATTAAGTTCTCTTTTATCTCTATAATACAAGTCGTGATTACCTGTTATAAAGTAAACTTTTTCGAATGCATCGTTGAGTTTTTTGAGATCTTTAATAGTGGCATTCATTGTAGCAACATTTACACTTGCTCTGTGATGATGCCAGTCACCAAGAAATATACAAGTTTCTGCATTTCTTGCTTTTGCTTCTGCAATAAACCAGTCTACATATCGATGACAGTCATCTAAATGTAAGCGGCTGTTCTGCTTTAATCCGTAGTGAATATCCGTAAAGCAGGCCGCTGTCTTAAACAGTTCAGCCATAAATTAATCTGCCAATGATTCGGATTCGCTACTTTCGGCCGCTTCTCGCATTGCACGAAGAGACTCTTCGTGTGCAATCTGCCTTCCGTAACTTGGTAAATGTCCTTGCTCAATTAAGATATCATCTCTGATAGTTTGATTCCTTTTCTCAATGTTAAGCACCCTAGTAAAACTATTGTTTACTGCGGCAGTATAATAAGCAAATGGGTTATCTGATTTTGCTTCATTAAATTGCAAACCAATTTGTGCTAATTGCACTAAGGCTTGCCCACGCATTTCGTCAACATAAGTGTAACCACGCCAGTTTGCTCTATGAGAATATCGTTCAACAAGTTTTAAAAACATAGTACCTAATTTGTTTGTGATAGTTCCATGATCAACGCAGAAATCACCGTTGCTTAAACTGCCCTGCCAATGACTTCTAGCAACCTCTACTAGATCATCGCCTTTGTATGCATAATGCTTAAAGGGAGGAAAATTTACTTTTGCTTTGGTTTCTGCAATGTTCTTAGGGTTCTTTTTACGGCCTTCCTCGTCTGGAATATGCTCGTAAGTCATAACTCTAAACACTATATCATCATTGTCTATGCTTTTAGGATCAACAGCAAACTCTTTTTGTTTGGGTTTGTTTTTATAATCCTTTCTATCATGAGTTAGCATAGCGGCTTGATAAGCCTCTGACTGCAATCTAGATGCTTTGTTTTCTTTTGCTTGTTTTAGTGTATTTCTGTTGATTTTTTTAACATCTTCAACTATGATGTCAAAACCTTCATACTTTTCATCTTCGATAAAACAGTATGACATTTTGCTCTTGTGAATCTCTTTTAGGATATCTTTGTTATTAAGATAATTAACTTTTTTAGGCTGTGCCATTAACTCTCCTCAAAATTATAGTTCATTTATATTGTTAGTATTATACACAGTCTTTGTGCATTGTCAAGTAATATTTAGCCAGAATTAAAAATTAAAACTTCTTTTAATGAATCCGATAAATAGTTATGTAAAGGAGATAGTATGGCAAGTACTGATCAAAATATAAAAAATGTTTTTAACCAATATATTAGAGATAAATTAGGTACAAAAACTATTAATACTAGCACTGGTTCATGGGGTTCAGTCCTAGGATTGCCAACTGGCCAAGGCGGAATACTGCCTAGAACCATGCCAGATCATGTTAGAACAACAACAGGTTATACAAACATTTTAAGTGATAAGGCTAGATATCAACAATCAGATCTATCACAACTTGCCTCTGACACAGCCGCTGTAACCGGATTTCCAAGTATAGAGTCATCGGAAGGCGCCGCAGATTTAAGTACGCCTACAGATTGGAGAGCAAGGTTAAGACCTAAAGGTAGAGGTACATCTTTTTGGTCCGGGACTACAGTTGCAAACGGTGAGGCTGAACAGCCAGAATTAGATTATCTATTAAGACCGCTATTTGAATCAGGCGGTTTGGTTTGGCAGTACACACCAAATATATTTGTCAGTGGTAGAGCAACATACGATACACAAGTATTTGCTGGCGCAAACTATCCATATGTAACATTTAATCATTCTGAGCCACCGCAATTAGTAGTGGTTGCAGACTTTACAGCAAACACAGTAGAAGAAGCAAGGTACTTGCTTGGCATATTCCATTTCCTCAGAGTTGCTACCAAAGCATTTTTTGGTGACTCAGCAGTTATAAATGAAATGTACGGTACACCTCCTCCTGTTATGTTATTTGAATACATGGGAGATCACGGGTTTAACAAAGTACCTGTAGTGGTTACAGATTATCAATACCAATTGGGCGATGATATAGATTATGTTCCTGTAAAAACAGCATCAGGTGGCCAAACAGAAACAACTTATGTACCAACCTTATCAAACATATCTATTACACTACAACCAAGTTACACACCACACAAACTTAGAAAAAGATTTGACCTTAACAAGTTTACTAGTGGTAAGGGTTATAAAGACGGATTTATTTAATGGCTAATTTTCATAGAAGAGACAGTTTCTTAAAAAATGCTGGGGTGTTCGATCAATTCCTAGATTTAAACAGCCTACCAAAAATTCCAAGAACAGTCAACGACAAAACCTACACAATTGAAAGAGGTTATGCCGGAAGGCCAGATTTATTAGCAGATGCTTTATATGACAACAGTAGACTATGGTGGGTCTTTGCCCTTAGAAACCCAGATCTTATCAAAGATCCCCTCAGAGATTTTAAAGAAGGAATTGAGATTAAAGTACCATCTATGTCTACTATAGAAACTATTATAGGTTGATAACATGGTAAACGATCCTAAGCCAGAACAGGAAAATGCAACACATGATCCTTATGTGGGCACAGTCTATGATAATATTTTAGATTACTTCGATAATGTTGCATACACAGCAAGGTTATACATGATACCACCTACTGTAGATTTAGGACAATACGCAAACGATCCAACATTTCAATCAGGTATAGATGCAAGATCTGATTTGCCTGGTGGAGGAACCAAAGGCGGATACATGCACGGCTGGTATATAGCACCGCCAGAGCAAACAGTTATTCTTGCACAAACAAGCACAACAGGTAATCAAATAGACAACATAGAAATTGTTAATGTTGCTGACCAAGGCGGCAAGCCTCATACTACCACAGTAAATTTTGAAATCATACAACCAGGCGCCGCAACATTTTTAGATCAAATAATTTCTGCAAAAGTACAATTAGGTGCGCCTGCTTTTGCAAACGATGTTCCTTTATTTTTGGAAATAAATTTTAAAGGATATACACCAGGTGACGACGATACCGGTGACGGTGCAGGTTATCCTGTAACAATCCAAGGGCCATTTAGATATAGATTAATTTTAAGCACCATAGAATTAGAGATAGATGAAAAAGGTAGTAGTTATCAAGTTTCATGTGTATCTGAAGATGGCCTAGCATACAATGATGTATTTTTTAGACTGCCAGCAACTATTACTACAACTGGTAGCACAATAACAGAACACATCGATGCTTTAAGAGAACATTTATCAGATTATAGAGAAACACATAACACTACTTACAGTATCAAAGATGAAATTGATTTTGATCTAGATGGTTTATTAAGTTCAGCTCGAGGCGAGGGTTACTATATTGCAGACGAACGATTGGTTACTAATAATGCTAAAAGATCAGAAGCAGTTAATAGAATAATGAATCCAGAATTGTTAAATTTAACACCCGGAGAGTACAGAGATCAGTTAGGAGTTGGATTGTTAAATGTAAGAGACATTGGTGAATTAGATGTTGAAGTAGAAGGAGATCAAATAACATTCAGAGAAGGTGTTACATTAGATACTGTGTTTTTAACAATTTTAAGTATGAATGATGATTTCTTTAACGAACTTACTAGAACACAAAACCCAGACGACACAGAAGGTGAAAAAATTCTTGACAGAGGAAAAACATTTACCAAATGGTACAAGATACAAGCAGGCTGGGAATTTTTAGGATACGATCCATTGCGTAATACTTATGCTAAAAAAGTAACATATCAGCCAACTGTGTATAGACCTTCAGGTGATCATATACAATTTCACCCAGAAGAAAATAGAAATTTAACAGCACAAGAAACCCAGCAAAGATTTGATGGTATGAGAGAAACAATAATGAAATCATATCACTACATATACTCTGGCAGGAACGATCAAATTACAGATTGTAGGATACAATATAATGCAGGACATTCATTATTGTTAGCGCCTGCGGGTGGAGCAGTAGGCGAATTTAGCACAACGCAATCGCAAACACTGGCCAGTAATCTTTCACCAGAAGAGCAACGAGCCGCTGATCAACAAGCCTCTCAGAAAAAAGAAGAAGAACAGAGAAAAGCATTAAACGATATTAAGAAAAATCTAGGAGATGATGATATCACAGCATTAGGGTCATTATTAGGTTTTAGTTCAGCAGATGTTGCTGATATACTTGAAAATAGGTCAGGAACTAACGCACGAATATTAGCAACAGTTTTAGCAGATAGCCAATTTAATCAAGCAATTAATAATGCTCAACAGCAACAAGCAAAATACACAACCAGTGATAGTTACGAGCAAATCGATGGTGGCGATTATTTAAACGAGCCAAGTGGTTATCAATATAGTGAAGATATAATTTCAGGTGCAACTTTAAGAGATAATATGGATAATGCAGTATCTTTAGCAGGCGCAAGACAGCAAGTTGCAGACCTTCGTCGTTCTTTTGCAAGAGCACAGGAAGACGGTGATAGTTTTGATGTTAATAATCCTAACCCAGACGAAGCAGGAGACAATGTACAAAGCAGTAACTTCCAGGGAATGGTAACCAACCCAACAGAAAGTGCAACATTTGATGGTAGTCCTAAAAACACAATATTTGGATATCTCATGCAAGCACATGGTGCAACTGATTTTCTAGTAACATTAGATTTAGGTATAAAAGGTGATCCATGGTACTTAGGACCAACTAATACAGGTGCAGAAGTTGTTAGATATTTGGCTGGCCCAGTTAAAGAGAAAAAATCTAATCCTAATAATGCTGTGTATGACATTGATGAGAACTATATACTATTTGATTTACAGACTCCAAGGCTGTTTGATTTTAATACTGCTGACGAAGATGAAAATACAGGTTATTGGAAACCACAAGGAACTAGTTATTTTGTGAGTGGGTGTTATAGGCTAGTAAAAGTTGTTAGCAGTTTCAGTAATGGATTATTTAGACAGGAACTGGATTTAAATAAAATGCCTCCTATCAGATTAAGTCAGTTAGAAAGAACACCACCTCAAACACAAGTAGAAGAGTAATATGGGTTACAACGCAAATTTAAATAAACAGAGCAATAAGAATCCTAGGCAAAAAATACAGGAACTTAAAGATCCTACCTACGGAATTTTTATGGGCGAAGTTATATCTACTGTGGATGTTAGCAGAACAGGACGATTACAAGTATTTGTTCCTGCATTATCTCAAGACAGCCAAACCAAAACAGGATACTTTGAAGCAATTTGGAGCTCACCGTTTGCTGGAACAACAGACCCACAAGCAGTTGGTGCAGATTTAGAAAACCCTGAACAAACAAGTCAAACATATGGTATGTGGATGATACCACCAGATATAGGAACACATGTGCTTGTAGCCTTTGGTGATGGTAACATGAAGTTTCCTATTATCATAAGTTGTTTGTTCCATGATAGACATAATCATATGGTACCGGGCATGCCTGGCAGTGCTACATTCCAGGTAGGCAGTGAGTTGCTACCGTCATTAGAAAGAAACAAAAAAACATCGCAACAAACATTTAATGATGTTGTAAGGCCTATTGCACATACATTAGCAGAAGGTATTGTTAAACAAGGTTTGATGTACGATACCGTAAGAGGTGTATCTACTAGTGGTGCAAGAAGAGAATCTCCAAGTGAAGTATTTGGTATATTAACTCCCGGTCCTAGAGATCCAATTAAACCAAATTATAGAACTGGCGGACATCAATTTATAATGGACGACAGTTTACAAAGTAGAAACATTAGATTGAGAACTGCAAAAGGCCATCAAATTTTAATGGATGACAGTGAAAATATCATGTACTTTATTACTAACAACGGTAAAGTTTGGTTAGAATTTGATCAAAAAGGTGCTGTACATCTGTATGCAGAAGCAGGCATACACTTTAGAACAAAAGGCGATTTTAATCTGAGAGCAGATAAAAATATTAACATTGAAGCAGGCCAAGACATACTTATGAAAGCGGCAGGTGATTACACTGATGAATATGCTGGATCATCAGAACTTGGTTCACCGCCTACAGGCATTGGCGGCAATCTTTTATTTGAATCACAACTAGAAACAAGATTTGCATCGTCCGCAAGTATCTTTGCAACATCAGCCTCAGGCGATATACACTTAAATTCTGCAGGTGTAGCAAACATGCAATCCGGAACTGCTATAAACTTAAAAACACCAGGACCAATAAATTTACAGACCGATGATAAACTCAGCGAAAAAGCAGGCGGTGATGTTGTTATAGAAAGCGGCGGAAACATTGTAGAAAAAGCCAGTAAAGTTTTAATGAACAGTGGTGGTGGAAGTGCAAATGATGCATCAGATGCAACAACAATAGGCGGCTTGCTAACAAGAACATTTTTAGATCAACCTGTCGGAGAAATACCGTACGAGAAAGATAGTGATAATGTTTTGCCAACAGGTGGTGTTAGAGATGGCACAGCACCATCAGTTGTAAGTATTGTAACAGAATTTATGACGGCTGAACCATGGGGAGGCCATGCAATGGGCGACCCAAGAACAAGTGGTGCACCAGGATCGCAACCATCAAATCCAGCGGCCGCAAACGGACAGCCAGTAGCATCATCAGGAACAGCGGACTCAAACGGTAATCCAATACCAGCATCATTAAATAGTCCATCCGGTTTTCAGCAAGGTGTAAGTTACCAAGGGTTTAATAATCCAATGTATAATCCAGCAGTGCAAGTTCCCAGTAATTGGACTAGGGCACAGAATAAAAATTTAAATAAATCGTTAGTATCTCCAAACATAGCAAAAGCATTGGCAACTTCTATACCAGCAGTTAGAAGTGCTACACTTACACCAGATAAGGCATTATTAATAGGCTCAACCACAAGATTAAATGGTTTAGACGCAGACTTAAAACAGATCGCACTAGGTCCACAAGGAGAACGACTTAGTTCAAGCAATGCTGATGTTGCAGTTCTTAGGGACAAAGTTAAAAAGTTAAATGCTCTCTCAGCAGATACCGATCCTGCTGATATAAAAAAATCTTATGACTTAATGGGTGTTAGTAAAGTAGAAAATGTTGGTATTGTGACTTATATGGATAAACAGTCTGGCATAAGTATAAATGACTTTACAAATGCTGAACATTTAACAGACAGTCAAAACATACAATTGATTAGAGCAGACTTTGCCGCAACATCAACAGAAGTGAGATCTTTAATTAGTCCAGTCAAACCTGACGGCACTGAACTTTTAGTATCCGATAACCAAGTGGCCGCTTTAACCAGCATGGCTATGCACATTGGAGTCCAAGGAACGGATGGCAACACTGGATTAGCAGGTAGTAAAGCATTAGCACTTACAAACGCAGGCGATTTTCAAAAAGTTCCAAAAGCAATGCTTGAATTTTCATACGGCCCAAGTGTTAACGGGTCGACACCTCAACAAAGGCCAGACTTTTATTATCGTAGATTATTCGAAGGAGAGTTATTTCAAACTCCTGATTATATACCTTTACCTGATTATGGTGATAGAAATGTTTCTTGGCAACAACAAGCATTAGATTTAAGAAACATGAGAAATAGTGTTTTAGGTTTCAGTGCAACACCTGCAACACTGTACAACCCAAACAATACTGGGTCGACTACAGATTCAGAATCTGCTTAAAGCTCTTTGCTATTTAAAAGTCTTTGTAAATCTGAAATTTTCACATACGCTCTGTATTTCTGATCTTGTTCTTCCGCAACACTTCTTTTAAGCATATCTATTTCTGCTTTTAAAGCATGTATAAGTTTAAGTTGATCACAAAGTTCTAGTCGTAGTTCTTCTTCCAGTGTGTTGTTAAGATTGAGATTTTGGCTCACAATTTTCCTCGAATATACATTTAGTTAATAACTCTGTTGCAGTATTATTTAACAAAATTCCGCTATGTCCAGCCTCAATAAAGAAATTTTCGCTGTTTTTGAATAGAGGCGGTGTAGCACTTTGGCTACTAACACTTACCATGCCGTCATTGGCTTGACTGCCCATACCGGCAACAGGATTGCCACCTCGAGTACAAACAATGTTAGTATGCATACCGTTAAACTTTTTAGATTGCAGTAAATTTAAAACATCAGCACCTGGCCTAGTGTTTTGGAACATTTTCGAGTTTCTAAAAAAATAACCAAAAATTCTAGCAACAGGTGTGCCTTGCCACGGTGTAGCAATAGTAACTAGGTGTTTAACTTGGCTGGGATTAATGGCACTATACCAAGCACCAATTAATCCGCCAAAACTGTGGCCGACCACCGTGATAGGTTCATCACCTAGTTCACGGCGGACCTTTCTAGTCACAGAGTCCACAACATCAAAAGGATCTTCATCCATATCATACATAGGTGCTATGCTGTCATGTTTTGGCAAAATTAATTTATAATAATTAAAATTATCAGGCGAAGCATTAGCACCATGTAGATATAAGATTTTAGACATTCTTGATAAGTTTCTCCATCTCTACAAATTCCTGTGGCTTAACATGTTTATCGTAGCCATAGTGACCTGCAAAGTAAATAGTGTCAAAAAGAACAAACTTTTTGTTAACACTATCATAGATTCCAAACTGTGCATACTTCTGCTTGGTAGCAGACATTGTATGGAACCTCTTAAAGTTAAGTTTTTTGTTAGCAACATCGGCTAACACACAAATACGATCAAACTCATTTTTGATCTTGAACATTTAATTGTTCCTCTTGTTAGTAAAAATAACAGTTGTATTTACTACAACATTGCTTATTATACACACTTTTTACGCCCTGTCAACCACTTTTTCTTTAATTAAAACTATAGTTAATGATTATGATAAATACTTGTATGGCAACAGTATTCAAAGGATTCAATACAGTAGACAATATTAGGGCACCATATACTCTTACAGATATAGAATTGGTGAAAAGAGATCTACTGAATGAATTTTACACCAAGAAAGGCGAGCGAGTAATGAGACCGGATTTTGGTTGTATTGTTCATGACTTGCTAATGAATCCTGAGGATCTAGTTACAGATAATGAAATTAGAGAAGATATAGAAAGAATTATAGAAAAAGAAACAAGAGTTGAATTGCGAGATATTAAGATGCTACGAACTGACCATTCTATTAGAGTAGAAGTAGCATTAAACTTTGTTTACTTAAACGCAGAAGATGCACTGTATCTTGAGTTTACAAGAGAGAATTAAAAATGGCTTTAGTTAATAGACAGAATAATTTATTTGCGGCAGAAGATTGGAAAGTTGCATATAAAGCATTTAGCCAGGTTGATTTCCAGGCGTATGATTTTGACACCATTAAAAATGCTCTAGTCGATTATATCAAAACAAACTTTCCTGAAAACTTTAACGACTACACAGAAAGTTCTGAGTTTATTGCTATCATTGAAATGCTGGCGTTTATATCTCAGTCACTGGCATTCAGAATGGATCTCAACAGCAGAGAAAACTTTTTAGAAACTGCTGAAAGACGCGACTCTGTTTTTAAACTTGCAAGAATGCTTGGCTACAATCCAAGAAGAAATATTTGTGCAAGCGGGCTATTAAAAGTTGATTCTATTAGAACATCAGAAACTGTTACAGACAGTGCTGGTAATAATCTTAACAATGTAAACATTTTCTTTGATGATGCAAATAATCCTGACAGTTACGAGCAATTTTTATTAGTATTAAATTCTGCGATGAGCAGTAGTAATAGATATAGTGCGCCTGTAAAGTCAGGTAAAGTAGCAGATGTGCCAACAGACATTTATGAAATACAAACTCAATTAAATGCTCCTATTAGTTTTCCTTTTAAAATTAGTGTCAACAATAGACAATTAAACTTTGAGGTTGTTAATCCAGATTTTAAAGACGGCGGCGTGTTTGAAGAACAACACCCTAATCAACTTAATAACTTTAATTTAATTTACAGAAACGATGGTAAAGGTATAGGCAGTGATGATACCGGATTCTTCTTGATGTTTAAGCAGGGTACATTAGGTACTAACGATTTTAACTACATTACACCTATTGAAAATAGAATTGAAAATGTTAATATACCAAACATTAACGAAAGTGATGTTTGGTTATCAGAATTAGATTCAAATGGTGTAACTTTAAATAAATGGCAACGAGTACCTAACACTGTTGGACAAACATTAACATATAACGATCTCACACTAGGTGAGAAGAATTTATATTCTATAGAAAATATTGATAATGCAGGTATAAGATTAAAATTCCCAGACGGTACATTTGGTAATATTCCTTACGGTAGATTTAAAATGTATCACAGGGTTAGTTTACCTGAAGCATTTACAATTACTCCTGCAATGGCAAGAAACATACAGATACCTATTCCTTATGAAAATGCAACTGGCGAAAAGCACACATTAACTATTACATGTAGTTTAAAGTACACTGTGAAAAACAGTTTGCCAGCAGAAACATTGGGTGCTATTAAACAGAGAGCACCGCAAGCATTCTATACACAAAACAGAATGGTTTCTGCACAGGATTATAATGTGTTTCCGTTTAGTCAAAGCAGTAATATTACAAAACTAAAAGCAATTAATAGAACTCATGCCGGCCATAGTAGATATATTGATATTAATGATCCGACAGGAACATATCAGAATTTAGAAACATTTGCACAAGATGGTGCATTGTATAGTGAAAGTAAAACAGTTACAAGCCAATTTACAGTAGGTATTAATAATACAGTTTCTGAAGTATTAACAGTAACATTACCTAAAATACTTAAAAATCAGAGATTGAGTAATTTTGTTTATAACCAATACAGAGAAGGCTGGATGGATTTGGATACAAACAAATTCAACATTGAAAGGCATGATATATTATTTAAATCATTACCAGTTGTAACAGGCAAAAGCCAGACAGGTTATTTTACAGAAAAATCTTCTGTAGCAGGACAGGAAAATGTTTTGGTGAACAATTATTTTAATAATACAACTGGCAAGTTTATGTTTAAAATGTTCCAAGAAAATAATTTCTTAAGATTTGAGAATCCTAGAGATCCATCCGATTGGACTTGGGCTAGACTTACACGAGTCGATAATAATGGTGAACTCAGCAGTGGATTAAGCACAGGAGTTGCACCTATACAGATAAGTGATAAGATTCAACATAACTGGAAAGTTACAGACTATATTCCTAGTATTAGAAAAGAATTTGCCACTGATAGAAATGAAAGATCATTGATTGGCACTGAGTTAGAAAACAAAAGAACCTTTGCATTAGGGTACGATTCAGAAAAAGACTTTTGGTATGTTATACAAAATACGAATATAGACAAGACCGGTGAATGGTCACCTTTTTATTCTAGAAACACATCCGGCAATGGACTTGATGCAAGTTGGTTAGTGCTATGTGAGTTTGCAGGAACAGTCAACGGAAAAACAACATACAATGTTACTAGTAGAGGTCAGCATTACATAGTTGAAAGTAAAAAAGATCTTAAGTTTTATAATATACAAAACTCAAAAATACTTGATTCTGATAATGCCGCAAATCAGGATTTAATTACATTTACAAAACTAAACTTTAAACCTGGTAGTTCAGAAACATTTACTTGGATAGATTCTAATTCAGATGGTTTAGGCGATTCGTTTAAAGGTGATGTATTTAGAAGTGATTTAAGCGGTGACTTGTATCAGCCAAACGGATATCTAACAAATATTCCTTTGAGAGCAAGAAATACCAAGTGGTATGATGTTACTGTAGATTGGAAAACAAATTTAGGCATATTTAGAAATGGTGATCGACCATCTAATGTATTTGTTAATCCAGCAATAGTAAATTTGCCTACATATTTTAAAACCGATGATAGCGGTGCCAATGCTAGTTATAGTAATATTACACTTTCAAACAACAGCGGTATTATTAACTTTTGGCCAGGACAGGTTACATTTGAATTCAATAACACAACATTTGGATATAACATTTTGGCCGCTAACGGTGAAATAATTTATAGAGATTATAACAGCGATACTGAGCAATTAGAAATTTATCATGCTAATGCCACAACAGGCACATACAGTTATGGTCCTAATAACGATACTGCTAACGCAAATGCAACAGGTAGAGTACTGTTACTTGATTCCAATCCAACTCTTCAAACAGGAAATATTAGGATTAAGAATTGGAATGAAAACGCACATACTTATGTAAGAGATGCAGGCGGATTAAGCAGAGATCAAATGGTTGTTAATTATTCATACGACAAGGATAAACTTGATAATGATATTAAATGGACTGTGGTAGAGCCGGTCAAATACAATGACGGATTTACAGACAATCGTAAAGTTATTGTATCAGCATACGATGTTGATGGCGATCTAGTTCCTGATAGACCATTACAATTTAGAGAGTTTGTTAATAAACATGATTTAGTGTTCTTTGACCACTATACAGATTTTGATGGTTACAAATATAGTAGACCTTTTACTGGTGTTATTGAGGACTTAAGAAACGAAACAAGTATTAGTGTTAATATAGGCACAAGAGAAATTAGTCCTGGTAGTTATGCTAATACTAAGAGCCTAGACAACATAAATTTGGTAATACTTAAAAAGCAAACCTTAGTAAGTGAATTTGAAAATAATGTAGGCGCATTAAACGGATTGTTGTTGTATGCAGTGGATACCAAAAAGATTTTTCAATTAACTAAGCAGAGCACTAATCCTCAGATTGTATCTGCAATAGAAAAAGACGAAGACGAATTTTATGTGAGAAATGGTAGGTCAGCAGGTCAAAATACTGCATCACAAAGCAACGACGAAGTGATTTTTAAATGGAAGCATGTTGCACCTAAAGATGTGAGAATTGATCCTAGCATTAGTAATGTGGTTGAAATGTTAGTGTTAACTAGTACATATTACAGTGATGTATTGAAGTACAAAAAAGTACCTGGCACTGAATGGCCATATCCGCCAACCAGTTCAGAATTAGCAAACGAATTTAAAGGTTTACAAGAATTCAAATCAGCAAGTGATACATTGGTATTTAAGAGTGCCAAATTTAAGAAATTATTTGGTGATGATGCAGACGAAAGCGTACAAGCAAAATTTAGAGTTGTCAAACTAAAAAGTTCTACACTTAGCGACAACGAAATTCGAAGTAGAATTATTAAAGCATTTGACACATACTTTAATGTAGATAATTGGGAGTTTGGTGAAACTTTTTACTTTACAGAACTCAGCAGTTATGTGCATCAAAGATTGGGCAGTAATATAGGTAGTATAGTTATTGTACCTAGAAACACTAGTGGTAAGTTTGGTGATCTTTTCCAAGTAAAAGGTGAACCAGATGAATTGTTTTTAAATACCGCTACTGTGAATGATATAGAAGTTGTAGAAAAAATTAGTCAACAAACTTTAAGTGTAAAAAGGTAAAATTTAAATGGCCGATAAGTTAGTAAACAATTTACCAGTTGTATTGCAAACTACAGCAATTAAAAACTTTTTCGAAAGTACTGTAGAGCAATTATATAGCCAAGCAAATACAACTGTGCTTTCCGGATACATTGGTAAGAAGACCGGTGACGACACAGGTTTATCCGGAGCATTTATTGACACACTGAATCCAGATAGATTCCACTATGCTTTTAGTCCAGCGGTAAACAATTTAAATCCTATTACTGGTGAAAGTGAAAATGTAATTTTCTATGATGAATTTATAGATATACTTAAAACTTATGGTGTTAATGTAAGAAATCATAATACATTGTTTGGTTCTAATTATCAAACATTTATGCCACCAATTAATGTTGACAAGTTTATAAATCATGCAGAATATTTTTGGTCACTTACAGGCCCAAGTGTTGTTACAATCACAATGGATCAATACAATCCTATTAATATAGAAAAAGATATTATAGGCAAAAAAGAATACACATTTGTAGATGGCACAACATCTCCAAACATGAACGGTAAAAAATTACGCAACGGAATGGTTATTTCTTTTGTTGGTAATTATGTTATACCTTCTAGTTATATTGCAACAAATTATATTGTAGGTGGTGTAGGAGAAAGCATTTATCTAACCAAGCAAAGTATTAGTAATAGAATGTTTGGTGCTCAAGCAAATCAAGAATACTCAGACTACATGGTTATAGAAAGAGGATCAGTAGTTGGTTCTGCTTGGAGTAGATGTAACCACTGGTATCATAGAAATAACTTTTTAGATGTAGGTGATACATTACCGGATAAAAAATACAGAGCTCAAAGACCTATTATAGAATTCGATAGACGAATAGAAATGTATAACCACGGTACAAATTATCGAGGTGAAGTAGATTTATTTGTTACAGAAAATCTCATATCAGACATACAAGGCCAATCAACATTTACTATAGATAATGTTGATTTAACTAACAATATGTTAATTGTTTTTGATAACGAATCTGAAACAAATAAAAACATTATCTATAAAGTAAGCGGTGTAGGTTCAAGTATTGCTTTAACAGCAGAAGGTGCTGTGCTTGCTACAGGTGATACATTTAATATTAAAAATGGTATTAATTATAGTGGAATAGATTATTTGGTAACAGATGCAGGATTCCAGCAGGCACAAAATAAAACAAATGTCAACCAAGCACCTCTGTTTAATTTATACGACGATAAAAATAGATCATTAAACAATCTTGGCATTTATCCTAGTTCATCTTTTGACGGTTGTAAGATATTTTCTTATAAAGTAGGAACAGGCACAAATGATAGTGTATTAGGGTTCCCTTTAAGTTACAGTCAATTTAAAAGTGCTAGTGAAATTAGTTTTGAGAACTGTATAGAAACAGCATCATATAACTATAAACCATTCGGTAGTAGTACAAACAGTTCTATAAAAGGTGCGTTTTATTATAAATTACTTGGCAACAAAACAGAGTATCATTCTTATTGGAAGACAGTAGATGCTTTATCTCGTCAAAAAATTCATACAACATACACTATTGATGCTAATATTATCGAAGATAAGACTTTAATTTACGATATTGGTGCAGTACCAAACACTAGATTAGGCACGCCTAGTGGTTATGATATAATAGTTAAAAAGAACAGTGTTATAATTTCTGATTACACTTATAACGACGGAAACATCGTATTTTCAAAATTTGATTTTAAAAATGGCGATATCATTGAAATTGAAGTTGTAAGTGATGATGGCTTACGATTAATTAATAATAGTAGATATGATATTCCTTTAAGTTGGAGAAACAACCCTGATAAGAATGATATAGAAATTATTGCAGAACCTCAGTACTTGCCTCACTTTAAGAGATTTGTAGAAAGTCAAGACGGATTTGCAGGTGATGCATTAGCAAGCAACAATTTTGATTCTAGTCCTAAAGATTTAATACACGCAACTGACATTACCATGTCAAACGATAATTTGATCTTAGGTGCGTTTTTATTAGACGATCAACCACATAACTTGCTTGAGTCTATTAGATTTGTTGGCAGAGAATACGAAAAGTTTAAAAACAGATTAAAATCAGAAATACAAAAATATTATAATACATTTGATACTAGTCTTTATTCAAATGAATATTTACTTGAAAAAGTTTTAAGAAATACAGTATCATACAGTATAGGTAAAGGTGTATTTGCAACTAGTTATATTTTACCGTATGGAGATAACTTTGTAGAACAAACATTTGATGTTACAGATGTTGCAGAGTTTGAATATACACTAGACGAATATAAAGATGTTGCACTTTTAGAAAATACTGCACTAGTTTACTATAAAGCATTTAACGATGAATTCCCTCGCATTTTATTATTAGATGATGAATATACATTTAGTAGCACTAACCCAATTACGGTTCAATTAGATTCTTCTAAATTCACATTATCAGTAGGCGACACAATTATTGTAAAATTGTATGATGAAAACAGAGACAGTGCTGAATGTCCTCCTACACCGAGTGCAATGGGCATATATCCGTTACATCAACCTAGAATAGAAACAGATTCATCGTATCAAACTCCTATAGATGTTGTAATAGGACACGATGGCAGTAAAACACCAACAGTTGGTAACATCACTGATGATATTTTATTAGAGTTTGAAAAAAGAATTTACAACAGTTGTCAAAAACAATTTAGAGATGCAAACAGTTTACCAAAATTGAACACAACAGATGTACGAGCTGGTTACTTTAGAGATACAGATTTTGAGCCTAAAGAATATGCAGATTTATTAAGACATAATTTTATTATCTGGTCTAGTGCAAATAAAACAGATTATCAGAAAAACGAGTTTTTTGATCAAAACGACAAGTGGACTTGGAATTACAGAGGCAATATAGATCTTCCAGGTCACTGGAGAGGCTGGTACAATTATTACTACGATACAGTGAGACCCCATACTCATCCATGGGAAATGTTGGGTTTCTTTGAAAAGCCAACTTGGTGGGATACGCAATATGGCACCGACTACACTGCTCTAAATGAGAGCATGTGGAACGATTTAGAACTAGGTATTATTAGGCAAGGGCCTAGAGAAAACTTTGCCGATGAAAGTTACAAAATTAAAAATAATTTTGCAAGACCAGGTCTGTCTAATTTATTACCAGTAACAAAAACAGGTACACTTTTAAGTCCTGGTGAGATATCTAGTAACGGTTCTACAACAAACTCACTTAATTGGTCAAACGCAAGAGTTGCTAGTTTAGATATTACAGACCAGTTTTATGACAGTCAAGGACACAATAATCTTCCTAACGGTATTAATGTAACATACGGTACTGGTACATCTGCAAGGATTACATGGGATACTACTGGTTGGGATACTGTGGGTGTTGGGTTTGACAGTTTCCAAATTGCAAATATCTATATTAGAAATGACAATATAGAGTCTGGTTTCCAACTTTATAATTATACATTTGAACAAATGGGAAATAGCAGTATTGTCCCTGAAGGCGTAGTTGCCCAGGGATTTGCAGACGAGCTAGGTGATAACTTTGTTGGTGTTACTGTTACTGGTGTGCCTATTTACAGTTTAAAAGATGAAAACAAAACAGATGCATCAGGGACATGGCATGAAAACCCGATTTATAGAAACGAAACAGCACCTAAAGGAACTTACATTATTGAGCCTAAACATGCAGGCTTAGAGGAATGGAGTACAACAGAGCATTCACCTATTGTAGGATTTGCATGGGATGGATTACCAATTTACGGTCCTTATGGTTATGCTGATGCTATGGACAGCAGTAGTGGTATTACAAATATTAAAAGTGTTTTTAGACTTAAATCTGGAACAAGAAGCAGTGGCCCAGGCGGGTACCATACTGGTGAATACTTAGAAGATTATGAATATGATGCAACAGATGATAGTGCAGATGGCTTTGTAGGATTCAAGCCTGGACTAGCAAAATACAACATGAGATATGGTGTAACACCTGAATCTCCTACAACACCTATTTATTACTATGTTACTACAGTAGATTATAACGGCAACCCTATGTTCCCGTATGCATTTGGTGGAATAAAAGACTCTACAGATGCAATATGGGGTTCTAGTGAACCATATACTTGGTCAGGCAAATACTATGCCGTTGCACTTAAACCTGAAGAAAATAACGCAGGCAATATTACTACAGTAGGTGAATTAAACGCAATCACTAGCACATATGATATAGTAACCACAGTTACAGGTTCAGGTAATTTAATATCTAATGATTGGAAGTTTGGCGATGGCGCACCTGTAGAAAATGCATGGAAGTATAGTTCATCGTATCCATTTGCAATAACAGAAGCATTGTTACTGGCTAAGCCCGGAAGATTTGTAACATTATTTGCAGACCCAACAAATACTGAAACACCTCCTGCAGAAAGTTTCAAACTTATTAATAAAACTGATAGAGAAATATTTAAATTTAAGTCAGCAGACCATTTTAGAATTCATGGCGACTTAGATGCGAACAATGACACAATTATTAATACAGGTTATACACAATTTATACATTCTTGGTTAACATATCAAGGACTTAATACTAAGACTGATTTTGTAGATAAAATAAGAACAGTAAATACTAAACTGTCGCATAGAGTAGAAGGCTTTACAGACAAAGACACATTGAAAGTTAGAAGCGATCAGTTTAGTAGTACAAGCACTAGAAGCAGTCTCATTATTCCAAATGAAAATATTGAGATTACTATTCATAGTTCACCATATAAAAATAGAAACTTTTATAGTGGTGTAATTGTACAAAAAATTGAAAATGGTTATAAAGTTAAAGGATACGATAAAAATTTAGGATACTTTAACACATTAAAACCTAACAAATTTGGTCCAACTAGTTCATTTGAAGTAGGTGGCGAAGCAGTTGAGTTTGTTCCATGGGAACCATTAACAGCATATCAGAAAGGTACTATTGTTGCTTATCAAGATAGATTTTATCGAGCACCTACATTTGTGACCAGCAGTGAGTCATTTATAAGTTCTCTTTGGCAATCATTATCTGGTCTTCCAACTAGAGGATCGGTCAAAGGAGTAATTTATCAAGAATCTTTACCAGAAGTAGTAAGAGTAGAATACGATACGGTATTTGCTACTCACCAAGAAGTGTTCGAATTCTTAATAGCATTAGGAAACTACCATGAAAGTTTAGGTTTTGATTTTGGTGGATTTGATGTTGGTATTAATGACGCAAGAAATTGGACATACGCAGGTAAGCAATTCTTATTTTGGATAGCAGGCGGATGGCAAAATAATAACACTATCGAACTTTCACCGATGGCTACTAAAGTAGCATTTGAGAGTGAGACCGGATTTATTGCAAAAGTAAACAGAATTGAAAGAAGCCAATTTAATCTTATAGATCAAAATGGTAAAGCAATTCAGCCAACTGAGTGTGAAATAGTTCGTGTTGATAACAGAATAGAAGTTATTCCGCCATCCGGCACACAAATCTATGGATGCCTGTTGTACACTAAAGAAATTGAACATGCGTTGACTGTAGATAATTTAACAGAATTTAATGATACAATTTACAATCCTTTATACAATCAAAAACAAAATAGATTAAGATTAAAAGGTAAGAAGACTGCTAACTGGGATGGTAGATTTAGCAGTGAAGGTTTTATTATTCAAGGCGACGAACTTAAACCTAACTTAGACAACATGGCACAAAGTTTAGGCCGTTACCATGAATTAGGATTTGTGCCAGTTGAAAAACACTTATACGAAAGGGCTAGAGGACTATTTGGGTATACTGAAAAATCATATCTATCTGATTTAGAGATGGACGATGATACACAATTTGAATTTTATAGTGGTATGATTAGAGAGAAAGGTACTATACCTTCTCTACAGAAAATTTCTAAGAGCAACAACATCATTCAAGGAAATATGACAATATTTGATGAATGGGCTGTTAAGGTTGGAGATTTTGGTGACTTAGAAAATGATCAAGCAATTGAATTGAAGATTGATAGAGATGATATTGTTTCAGATCCTCAATTAATTACTTTAGCATTCCCTGAAGACACAACCGGCGTAGTAGATAAAATTAATGTGGTTAGCACTAGTCATAGATATCACAGTGTACCTTCAATAGAAATAAATCAGCCTATTAAAGATCCTAAGATTACGGCAACTGCAAAAGCAGTATTGAACAGTGCAGGAGAAATTTCTTCCATAGAAGTTACAAATGAAGGCTCTGGATACGAACAAACCACCGGCCTTAATATTATTGCAAGTAACATTTTAATAAGCGACACAAGGCATTTATTTAAATCACCTCAGGCACAAAGTACAGCAATAGTATCAGATAATTTAAGTGGCATGACTTTAAGCAACATTACTATTACTGATCACTTTGGTAATGCAAATGTTGACATTGATGTAAGCAGTGCAAGTAATTTGTATATGATTGCAGATGCAATCAATAATAATGCAGATGTAAATGCAAACATTAAAGCATCATTTGCAACATTTAATATGGTAGTAGATGGCGATTACGATGTAGATGAAATTGCTCCTGTAAATGTACAAGGCAGAATATCTATTGTTGGTAGTGACTTTACTCTCACAGAGAGTGGAACCACACTTAGTGATTTAAACTTAACACCAGGAAGGTATCAACCTAAGCAATCATTTAGCATAGACACATTCGATGCTAAAACAGATGGCACAGGTTCGGAAACTAATGCTTCTCATATTGCTATGACAATTAACGGAACTGCTGTTCCGTCTGACAATGGAAACAACTGGGTATATGATCACGGTAGTAGAACAGCATTAAGTTTTGTAACTTCTGGTATTCCTAACTCACAAAAAATTATTCCTGGTAGTGGTGGCTTAGTTTCTCCTGATACAGTTTATTCAGGGAACATAACTTTAATCAGTCCATTTAACAATAAAACATTTAATGTAGATGCAAATAATATTGTTGCAACAGAAAACATATATCCTCATGTAGATGTTTATGTTAATGGCGATAGATTGGTTAATACTCCTGACTGGAAACGATACGAGTTTTTAAGTAGTACCAGTTTAAAAATATATGATGTAGGCAGTTTAAAAAATAAAATGTTAGCCGCAGGTGCTAACATCTACATTAAAGAACATTCTACGATCACATTGAATGAAAACTATCAAGGCGATTTACCTAATGCTACAATTAGAATTAAGGTTACTGCTACAGATAATATTACTGCTCTAGTTAAGAGCAAACGAATTTATGAAATAACACCAGATGTTAAAAATGATGATACTATATTAATCGATATAGATGACAACAAACGATTCCTCAAAAAACCTTTGGGTGTTAAAGAAAACGGACTTTGGCCAACAACAGCAAATATAGATTGGCGCGGCGCCGTTGATGAAAAATTTAGAGAAATTCCTAATGCAGGATATGTGCATAAAGCAAATGTTGATTTTAGAGCATTTAGACCGCAAGACATTAGATCATTTTTTGTAGACACAAACTTAGTTCAGCCAGATGAAGGTCACACAATTCATGTTGCAAAAAGCGAAAACAAAACATGGAATGTCTACCAACTTAAGAATATAGAAGCAAATACATCTTATATTGAAAACGAAGCAGGCCAAAGAAGTGCATATTTATACACTGATAAAGATCTGTTTGAATACACAGACAACAATCAAATACATGACATTGATACTGGTAGATTCTTAGATTATCATCTAATTGTTAAAGATACAAATTTAAATGAAAAGTTTGTAGTGTGGACCAACCAGGAAGTTGTAAATGCTAAACAAGTTAGAATTAGTAATCTGTCTAGTGTTAAAATGGTAGAAGCAAATATTGTTTCTATTGCGCCTTCGATTGATTCAACATATGAAATCACAAACTTTAGTTCAACAGTTAGCAAAATTAGCTCAGCAAGTGCCGCGGCACTAGCAAATAACACTGTGAGAATTACAGCCGCAACAGACGGCTTGTTTGATGGCTCTACAGTAAGTTTTGGATCTGCATTAGGTAATACATTCCCATTATACGGAAATACATTTGTAGTCGGTAATGTTGAAATAGGAAGATTTACAGTAAGTCTAAGTAATGCACAATATAATGCATTTGTAACAACTGACTGGGCTAATCAAGGTAACGGTATTGTTGATGTAGGTAATTTGGTATTAGAAACTAGAAGTAAGACATTGGTTACATCAGTAGACCATCCTTTCTTAAGTGGACAAAAAGTTAAAATTACTGATGCTGGTACATACAATGGTGTGTTTAATGTTGAAAGTGCCACAGCAAATACTTTTATTATCAATGTGCCTTACTATGCAAATACAGCAACTACAGGTAATATTGTAACTAAAAACCTTAAGATTACATTCGATAAAGACTTAGGTATAACAGGATATACTGGTAAAATTGGTATTCACAATTTCCCAATAAGTTATTACAATAAAGTTGTAAATGCACACCTAACCAGAGACAACTACATGCAAGTGCTGGATTTGTATCCATGGCAAAATAAAACAAGTTATGCAAACTTTACTTTAACAGCCAATGCTAATATTGCTACCCTAGGTGACATCACTGGAGAATTAATAACACAGGCTAATAGTGGTGCAACTGCTATTGTGGTAGGACAGAACGATTCTGTGTTAACACTGCAACAAGTTAACGGTTCATTTACCTACAAAGGCACAGACACATTGTCAAGTAATGTTACTGGCACATTGAATGCATATCCTACAAAAGTTAGCACTCAAGCAGTAGTCAGCACACTAGACCATGATGTGATTAATCCTAACTTTAGCACAATCAAATTAGATAACATTAAGAGTGCTGACGGCATGGTGGAGTCGTTTAATAGACGACAAGCAATGATGAGGGCATGGTTAGGATATCGAGGAAGTTTTAGCATGAACTTCCCATGGTTAGATAATCCAACAAATATACCAGGAGGTATAAACAATACTGCTGGTGGTACACCATATGTTACAAATCAAGTATTAAACAGTGGTGCTATTGACATGACTGATATTGCTGTAACAGGGCAAATTACAAGTAATCCTATCGCTAACGATTATTCAGGATTTAATTTAGATTTTGATAGCGAATCAATACCAACTACATTTGATCCAAGTAGTTACACGAATAGTCAACCTACACCAATCAAAATACCAGATAATTTTAATCCGCTAGGATTACCAAGTTATTTAAATCCGGTTACTCCTGGAGTTAATTATAGCAGTACTGGTACTAGTAGTGCAGTAGGACCGGACTTAACCAGCCTTCAAAACTGGTTAGACAATTATGGCGGTTCAGGAGCCACACAACTTGGTAGTGGTTTTGGGTGGAACTTTAATATCGATGTTGATGCTATACAAGATTATATAGACGGACTGACTGGCCCGACTGGCCCGGCTGATAGTAATACTACAGGACCAGGACCATGGACGGATGATGCTATCACACTAACCACCGACATCAAACCGATTGATATTCCTATTATTACAAGTTGCCCAGCACCTGAGATGCCAATTAAGATATCACAAGACGGTAAAACAAAACCCGCAGGAGATTTATCAGTAGGCGATGTTGTATATACAGCACATGAAGATACTGGCGAGTATGGATTGTATAATGTAACCTATGTAGAAATTAAACAAGAGCAAAGACTCAAAGTTAAATTTGATGACGGCTTTGAATTTATAGGTTCTTACACTCACAAATTTAAAGTTGGTGATGATTGGGTAGAAATACAAGATTTGCATGTAGGCGATAATGTTCAGGGTGTTAATATTGTCAGTATAGAAGATGATATTATAGATGACATTGTGGTAATCACTGTAGAAGATGCCCACACATATATTGTCGGTGAATTACTGTCACATAATAAAACATTTCAGCAGACCACACCATGTAACAACACTTATGCAGATGGAGATTATGATCCAACCACATGTTTGTTATATTGTGACAAATACTATAATTATCCACACTTTAGTCCAGACCCAGGACCAATTCCTGGTACAACATGTACTCCAGGACCGGGACCAAGCGGACCGGGACCAAGCGGACCAGGACCAAGCGGACCGGGACCAAGCGGACCAGGCCCTTCAGGACCAGGCCCTTCAGGCCCTTCAGGCCCAGGCCCCAGTGGCAGTGGACCAATTACTAATGGTGGTGCTTTAGCAGGATTGAAGTCTAAGTGTGAGCAAAGTGATCCTATTATTAAACCAGAGCCACCATACAATCCGCCACCACCACCAGAACCACCAGAGTACAGTTTTTCATTAACATATGATAAACCATCTGTTGAAGAAGGCGGCATGCTAAAACTAATGATTACTGCTGGTAAATTAGACAGTTCTAAAACTGTGTATCTGTGTACTTCTGGTTCATGGAATGATTATAAGGTAACATTCTATAGTGCTGAACTAGGGAAGCAGGATGTATTTAATGATAACTCTCTTGATAGAAAATTAGATATTGAATATATTGAACTACCAGACGGCACTAGATATACCGGGGACGATCTGAGGATCTTTAGACCAAGTAACAATAGTGCTAGACAGAAGTCTAACGGGGGTGCTGGTAGTGGTGGTCTCGATGGCCTAGGTGGATTACCTATTAATTTTGCATTTGGACAATCAACATATGGTCCTATTTTAATTAAGACTGCAATAGATGAACAAGAAGATTATGATTTCTATACAAACGAAGTAACAAAAGCAGAATCATTAATGTGGTCACTGACTGATCAACAACTAGATGACAATGGACTAATTCCGGATGCTATCGGTGATACATTTTTTGATAAACCTAATACTCAGTATGCTACTGATCCTGTGAGCACATTTTACGATGGTGCAGTAGCACAGATTATTAACAGTTCTGTTGCACCACCGGTTCCAGCAACATGTGATAAGTGGCTGAGATTCTTTGCTACTCAAGCATCAGGCGGAGCATACAGTCAATCATCAGGGTCGCACAAATATTTCTATACATTGGATTGTAAAGGAAAAGTTTCTCTAGTGTTCCACGGATACAGTGCGGGCGACAAGTTTAGTGTTCATCAGGTTGCAAGTAAAAGTACAGCACTATCGAGCAGTAATAAAAAGTTTAGCACAAGCCTAAGCGAAAACAAAGTTAGAAACGCAACAACAAGCGAAAAAGATTATTTACTAGCAAGTGCTAACAATGCTAATTCACAATACTTAACCAGTCTCAAAAACAGTGTTAGCAAAAACTTTGTTAGAGAGCCTGCCAGTAAAGACTATATTCAGTACACCGGTGTAATTGAAGGCACACTAAATCCAACAGATGGTGAGATTGTTGTAGTTGTAGTAGAAGCGGCCTCTGGTAGTAGCATATATGCAATGTGTGTTGATGTTCCTTCCATGAACGGATTAAGTAAAGATGCATTAAAATCACAAAACAGTAACCCAGGAGGCAAAACAACCTCAGGCGGTAGCGATGATAGTGACTATGGAACAGGATCATACGGAACAGGCACAGGTTATAATACCCCAATTTATTCTCCAACTGGATACTACACTGGTTCTAGTTATTTAGGCGGCAAGTATGCTAATATTTGGGATTCAAATAATTACTATCAAAACTTTGCAGGTTGGAGTCAAACTCCAATGACTGGATTTAGAAGTATTCCAAAAGCATTGAGAAAAACTACACCTACTAAGTTTGTGTCAGCACAGAATTATGGCATTTACAAACCAATCAGCACTACAGGTATAAACTACTCTAATACAACTTCTCAGCGAGTAAGTGGTGGTAAAGTTAAACCTCTAGCAACGCCTAGCCCAAGACCTATTCCTCTGTTCCCTAGAGCGATCAGATCACGAGACGGTGCTAACACATTATTTGGTTCGTTGATATCGAGTATTGCTAACGGACAAGATATTTTGTTCGGTATTCCAAAACCAATTACAACTGGATTGCCAGATGGCGTACCAGTATATGCTGAAGATGCATTTAGTGGTGACATCACACTAAAAGATATTAATTTCTCAGAAACAACGCCTTTAGCAGATATTCCAGGATACCCAGGTGACGGACAAGATGATGATACTTTATATCCAAACATAACAGATTTCAACTATACAGAAAATCCTGTTATTACTATTACACCAACAAGAAGAACAGAAGGTGGAATACATATTCCTGCAGGCAACCCAATTTTCTGTAATATCTATAAACCAACACCTAGTGTGAAAATTTCTAGAGATGATGTAATTGGTGCAACACCAGGAGATGTATTAATTATTAATGGCGAGTCAGTTAGTTTACCGGGAGGTGGATTTGCTGGCTTTGCCGAAAATCTCAAGTGTGTTGATATACCGGGTGCAACTGTAACAACAGTGTCTGGTAGCGACACTGAATATGTAAAAATTAGTTCTTGTAGTAATGCACCATTAACATTTAGAAATGGTTGTGCAGGTAGTGGTGCATACAGCGAAATTTTAGATTTCCATGTGGTAAAAAGATTTACACAAGACCAAGGT